GCCTGGATTTGTTCTATCAGTAATCGACCTTATTCCTAATTAAATAGAGCAAATCCCCTTATTGGGGGTAAGACATGAAGATGCCAGAAAAACATGACCTGTTAGCCGCCATTCTCGCGGCAAAGGAACAAGGCATCGGGGCAATCCTTGCGTTTGCAATGGCGTACCTTCGCGGCAGATATAATGGCGGTGCGTTTACAAAAACAGTAATCGACGCAACGATGTGCGCCATTATCGCCTGGTTCATTCGTGACCTTCTCGACTTCGCCGGACTAAGTAGCAATCTCGCTTATATAACGAGCGTGTTTATCGGCTACATCGGCACTGACTCGATTGGTTCGCTTATCAAACGCTTCGCTGCTAAAAAAGCCGGAGTAGAAGATGGTGGAAATCAATAATCAACGTAAGGCGTTCCTCGATATGCTGGCGTGGTCAGAGGGGACTGATAACGGACGTCAGAAAACCAGAAATCATGGTTATGACGTCATTGTTGGCGGAGAGCTATTCACTGATTACTCCGATCACCCTCGCAAACTTGTCACGCTAAACCCAAAGCTCAAATCAACAGCCGCCGGACGTTACCAGCTTCTTTCACGTTGGTGGGATGCCTACCGCAAGCAACTTGGCCTGAAAGATTTCTCTCCGAAAAGCCAGGACGCTGTGGCATTGCAGCAGATTAAGGAACGTGGCGCTTTGCCGATGATTGATCGCGGTGATATTCGTCAGGCTATCGACCGTTGCAGCAATATCTGGGCTTCACTGCCGGGCGCTGGTTATGGTCAGTTCGAGCATAAGGCTGACAGCCTGATTGCAAAATTCAAAGAAGCTGGCGGAACGGTCAGAGAGATTGAGGTATGAGCAGAGTAACCGCGATTATCTCCGCTCTGGTTATCTGCATCATCGTCTGCTTGTCATGGGCTGTTAATCATTACCGGGATAACGCCATGACCTACAAAGAGCAGCGCGATAAGGCCGCATCCACAGTCGCTGACATGCGGAAGCGTCAACGTGATGTAGCAGAACTCGACGCCAGATACACAAAGGAGCTTGCTGATGCTAACGCGACTATCGAAAGTCTCCGTGCTGATGTTTCTGCTGGTCGTAAGCGCCTGCAAGTCGCCGCCACCTGTGCAAAGTCAACGACCGGAGCCAGCAGCATGGGCGATGGAGAAAGCCCAAGACTTACAGCAGATGCTGAACTCAATTATTACCGTCTCCGAAGTGGAATCGACAGGATAACCGCGCAGGTTAACTACCTGCAGGAGTACATCAGGACGCAATGCCTGAAATAATCGGGCGATGAAAAACAAAAAAAAACAGGAGCAATACATGACTAAGCTTTATCACCGCATCTCAACTTTTCTCTCTGGTTGCTGGGCGTTTATCACGTCTATTTCGTTCGCCGTCTTTAGTTTCGGTAGCATAGCGTTCTCGCTTAGTCGGGGTCTGTGGCGTGCTATTTCAGCACTAGCGCCGAAATTTTTACCTGAAAAGGCTGTTTGGCGAATTGTAGAGCGAATGTGTAGTGAGAGCGTTCGCGAGAAGATTAACGTATTTGGACGTCATCCTCGAAATACAGGCGCATTGTGCAGTCCGTTACTGTAGTCATTACAAAGCCTATCTACGGGTGGGCTTGATAATGAAACCGGAATTTATTCTGGGTAACCAGTTACGGCAGTACCGCGAAACAACCCAAGCCAGTAAGTGGGGAAATAACACTGGCAGCCACTGAAAGATGAACCTCCTGCCTGATGGCAAAAAAGATTCTTTGTGGTGGCGGACTGATGGAAAGACATCGGTTATTGCAGAGACCATTCAATGAGTGGTCTCGACAATGGCTTATACCCTACACGGGATAACTTAACTGATATCCCTTTTAACGGATAAACGGAGCCAACAATGGCAGAGATTATTCCCATGACTGAAGAACAGAAATTCCAGTTAGAGATTTACAAACTGGTCATGAACCAGAACGCAGCCGTAGAAGAAGCATTTCAGTTCATCGGCACTGACGAGCTGAAGCTTGAGCTATTCAAAATTCACTTCCAGTCAGGCGGCGCTAATTCAGATATCACGACCCGTACTATCGAAGCGGTGCGTAAATCGAAGGAAGCGTTAGACCTGTTCACCGCTGGAGTGTGATATGGCTAAGGCCAAATGGCACAAACTCCCGGCGTTCACCATTCCGCTGTTTCAAAGTGCACACGTCTACCTCGCAACAACCAGAGAACAGTTTCAGCACGCTGATAAATTCCTTGGCGGCAGCGGGGATGAGAAGCCATTCAATCTTGGGCTTGCAAGCAACTATGAAAACACTGATACGGGTGAGCGATGCTATCTGATTGGAGTATTCGATCAGCAGATCGCTACGCTCGTTCATGAGTGCGCCCACGTCTGCTTTTACGTTTGCTCTGATGTCGGCGTGACGACAAGGCCTGAAGATGCCAACGAGACGTACTGTTACATGCTGGACAGGATGGTTAATCACTTCCTGCCATTCATTCAGGAGAAACAAGATGTATCACTGGAATAATCAATCCCCTTATTGCCAATGCCAACGCTGCCCGTGCTGCGGGAAGATTGTTAACCAATTTACTGGCAACAATTTCTTCAAGACTGGTTATGGATATGGTGTTGCGGGTAGCGTTAATTGCTCTGTGGCTGCTGCTGAAACGACATCAAACACAGGCAAGCAGAAAGGAGCTAAGTAATGGTAATCAAAGTTTGTTCAGGCTCTCAGGGCTTCGACAACCCATCCAAATTCCGCGATGAATGGGATAAGCAAGCAGAAGGGAAATAATCAATATGGCAGCACCAAAGGGCAACCGATTTTGGGAGGCCCGCAGTAGTCATGGGCGAAATCCTAAATTCGAATCGCCTGAGGCGCTGTGGGCTGCTTGTTGTGAATACTTCGAGTGGGCTGATGATAACCCACTATGGGAGGGTAAGGTATTTTCATATCAGGGAGAAATAATTAAGGCTAATGTCCCTAAGATGCGAGCCATGACTATTTCAGGATTGTGTACCTTCCTTGATATCACCAGGCAAACGTGGGGAACCTTCCGGTCAATGGAAGGTTTTTCTGACGTCACATCACGAGCGGAAGACATCATCTACGACCAGAAATTCTCTGGCGCAGCCGCTGACCTTCTCAACGCTAATATCATCGCCCGTGATTTGGGCCTCAAAGAGCAGTCGCAAGTTGAAGACGTGACACCTGATAAGGGAGATCGCGATAAGCGACGCTCTCGTATCAAGGAGCTATTCAACCGTGGAACTGGACGCGATTCTTGATAACCTGAGCGACGAAGAGCAAATCGAATTGCTCGAGCTACTCGAAGAAGAAGAGAGCTACCGGAACACACACCTGCTATATGAATTTACGCCATACAGCAAACAGCGTGAGTTCATCGACGCCGGGCATGACTATCCAGAGCGCTGTTTTATGGCTGGTAACCAGCTTGGTAAGTCATTTACTGGTGCTGCTGAAGTCGCGTTTCACCTTACCGGGCGTTATCCGGGCACAAAAGGCTATCCTGCTGATGGTAAATATGGCGGTGAGTGGAAAGGTAAGCGTTTCTATGAGCCTGTTGTTTTCTGGATTGGTGGCGAGACAAACGAGACTGTAACCAAAACGACTCAACGCATCCTGTGCGGTCGTATCGAAGAGAATGATGAGCCTGGCTACGGTTCCATACCGAAAGAAGACATCATTAGCTGGAAGAAGTCTCCTTTCTTTCCGAACCTTGTTGATCATCTTCTGGTTAAGCATCACACGGCTGATGGCGTTGAAGATGGCATTTCAATCTGCTACTTCAAACCATACTCGCAAGGCCGTGCTCGCTGGCAGGGTGACACAATCCACGGCGTGTGGTTTGACGAAGAGCCACCATACAGCATTTATGGCGAAGGTCTTACCCGTACCAACAAATACGGGCAATTCTCAATTCTGACGTTTACCCCTCTGATGGGGATGTCTGACGTTGTTACCAAGTTCCTGAAGAATCCCAGCAAGTCGCAGAAAGTGGTCAACATGACCATCTATGACGCTGAGCACTACACCGACGAGCAGAAAGAGCAAATCATCGCATCCTATCCTGAGCATGAGAGAGAGGCGCGTGCTCGCGGTATTCCTACGATGGGTAGCGGGCGAATCTTCCAGATACCGGAAGAGACGATTAAGTGTCAGCCGTTCGAGTGCCCTGATCACTTCTACGTAATTGGCGGGATGGATTTCGGATGGGATCACCCACAGGCGCAGGTTCAGCTTTGGTG